AGCCTGACGTCTCTCTGGTCCTGCATGGCCAATGAATTGGCCATGCGATGCTGCACTAGCGCCGCTGCGGACGTAAAGTACGTCTGCAGTCGCGTCGAACACGAAGGGTTATCGTTTCTAGCGATCACCCTACCTAGCTACGGAAAGGCCGTTGAAAGATGGCTCGACCGTGGCTTCGTTGACCCTTCGGACGCAACCGAGTTTAAATTCGGGAGTCGTCTTACTGGTCTCCACCCATTCCTGAGTGGTTTCCTTGGTCATGTGTTCGATGCTGCTAGTGGTGTGTTGCTGGACAATCCCTGCGTCGAAGCAATCTACTCGGTACGGCAACTAACGTTGTCGTTCGGGAAGATCGCCCTCCCGGATGAACCCATTACTCATGGGGGCATCTCCCTAAAAGGCGGCCAAAAGGTCGTCTCAAAGGAACGCGAGAGGCGAGCGATGCTGGAATATATCCAGTGTGAGAACGATGTCCGGGAGGCAGATGCCCGGTTGTTCCCCCATGATTGGGAGGAATTCAATCGGATTTCTAGCCTGCTTTACGACGAGTTGTTCCTCAAGGTTGACAGCGATGTCGCCCTCGGGAAACTCGTACCTAAGCACGGACCAGGCGTTGTCGCAGACCGCTTAACCAGTAATGGCAAGTGGAACCTGCGTACCTGGCCGTCCCGCCTCCGGCAATACTTTCCGCCGGAGGAGTTCCTCATTGTGAATGAAAAGCCTGAAAGGGCCGATCGTTTGCGTGAGGAGCTGACTATCGTCGAACCCGGTGCCGAAGTGCCCGTTAAGGTCACTGCGGTCCCTAAAACGCTCAAAACACCCCGGATTATCGCGATTGAGCCGACTGCGATGCAATATGCGCAGCAGGCTCTCTTTCGATCGTTCCGTGATCACCTAAAAGAGGATGACATCCTCTCGGCGATGATCGGCATTGAGGACCAAAACCCTAACAGGGTGATGGCTCAAGTCGGGGCCCACAACGGAGCCCTGGCCACACTCGATCTGAGTGAAGCGTCCGATCGTGTTTCGAAGCAGCATGTAGATAACCTGCTGGGCCGCC